CTGCGCGAGGATCTGCGGTTCGCTGACATGGGTTCTGGTGCCGGTGCTGAGCTGCTCCGTCGAATTGGCGCGAATCGGGTCATCAAGAACTTCCGCCATATCCCGAATCTGTTCCCGCCCCGCTTCAGCTATGCTGGCGGCAAGTACACGCTCATCCAGCCGTTCACCAGCACCTCCGGCACTAAGGGTACTGTGTTCAGCGTCAACCCGAGCTGGACGACCGCCTTGTACGAGGGTGCGTTCGTGCCGACTCCGTACGTCATCAAGAGCCATATCGTTCGCCCTGTGAACCGTGTTGGCGACTTGAGCTGGCAACCGACCAACTACATGGGCGAGTGGCAGTGGGTGACTGGTGCCTACAAGCTCGATGTGGATTGCGCCGATCCTCTGGAGAAGAAGGGTCAGCACTACGCTGAGTTCGTTCATGCTGTGGAGCCAGTGTTCACGAACCAGGGCATGACGATCATCTTCCGTCGTTGCACCGGCGCACTCACTCAGATTATCTGCTCGTAATTCGAGTTGAATAGCTAACAGACCCGCAGGTCCAAAAGGCTTGCGGGTTTTTGCTTTTGCATTGACAAGGATCAGTAGGATCTGATGCTCCCCGTATGCCGAGTTTTACTCTTCCAGAAGGCGTTGAGATTCCTGAGAATTTGAAGGAAGGCGAGGCGTTCCAGACGATGGCGACGATTGTCCTTGGTAAGAACGGCAAGGCTGAGTTCATCGAGATTGATGGCATGGCTATTCCAGGCTACGAGAACAAGTCGAAGGGCAAGAAGTTGGCTGAGCGTGGCGAGGAGGAGTACGAGGAGGAGGAGGAGGAGACGGCTCCCGGTGGTGGCGGTTTCATTGCTGAAGTGATGCAGCGCGGTGCTGGTCCGATGGCCTAATTCAAAGATAAAAGCGTATGGCTGACATTACATGCACTGAAACAGCGACGTTGCTAAGTGAGGTTCAACCTCTTGGATGTCGCTCGCCGTGGGAGCGCGAGATGGCCAAGCTGGCCCTTCTGAATCGCATTGCTGATGGAACTGGAACGGCGGCGGCTAATGCTGCTGGGTTTGGAACTGCTCGTTCGGTGACGGCGTCCACGGCGATTTTGTCGAATGATTTCGCGATTATCGCAAACTCGACATCGGGAGCGATTACGGTTTCGCTTCCCCCGGCTGCGACGGCCAATGGTCGTATATTTTTCGTGAAGCGGGTGAATGCTGGCGCGAACAATGTGACTGTCGATCCGTTTGGTGCTGAAACGATTGATGGAGCGGCGACTCATGTTTTGACCGCTCAATGGCAGAGGGTTGAATTCATAAGCAACGGAACAGCGTGGTTCATCATAGCTCACCAATAACATGGCCGACGCATCATCCATCACTTGTACGGAAGCTGCTCAGTTGATTGCCGAGGTTTCGGCGACTGGATGTCGTTCTCCGTGGGAGATGGACATGCTTGAGCTTGCGCTTTTGAATCGCATTTCTGATTCTAGCGGCGGTTCGGTCGGATTTCCGCTGACGGCGGATTTGACATCGATTACTGCCGATGTGACGACCATTACTGCGGATCAGACCCAATTTTAACAACGGTTTAGGAAACACTTCATACTATGGCACAGCAAACGATCAATGTCGGAGCCTCAGCCAACGACGGAACGGGGAGTCCGCTGCGGACGGCATTCCAGTTTACGAACAGCAACTTTACGGAGCTGTACGCGGCTCTAGGAGGTGGCACTGGCCTACCTGGAGCTACGAATCAGGTGCTGTTCAATAACGGAACCGCCATCGCTGGTGATGCCGGGATGACGTACAATCCGTCGACCGATACGATGACGCTCGTCAATTTGGTGCTGAGCGGAACCTTTGCTGCGCGTAATGGTGACACCCCCTCCGCCATCCGCGCCGCCGCTTCCGACTACGCTGCCGTGACGTTCGATGGGGCGACGAGCGGGACGCGCATTGTGTCTACTCTGACAAGCCAGAACATCGGCACGGGCGATATGTCAATGTGGAACAGGTTTCGGGTATTTACCACGACCGGAACCACCCGATACATCGCTGCGCTATCCAGCAGCTCGACTGCTGCCGATCAGGCTAGTGCATGCGCCTTGTCAATTTCTTCGACTGGTGGGCTTGTGTTTGTGTTGTTCGGATCGACAACCAGCGATTCGAGAATTGCCACCGTTGCAGGGTTTCAAACTGCGTATTCCGGCCAGGTTGTTGATATTGTTGTCACCCGTACCGGAACCACGCTTAAGGTCTACATCAACGGGACTGACACGGCTTACACTGAAACGACTACTGGGACGCCCCCTGCGTGGAGCGCAACGATTACATCCACCAATCTGTTCATTGGTCAAAGCACAGGAACAACTTCCATCTTTACCGGCCGCATCTACCGCAGCGTCGTCTTTAACCGCGCACTGGCCGCAACCGATGTCACCGAGCTTATCACGACCGGAGTGAATCCGGCGGATCAGTGGGGGACGCAGACGGCGGCGTACACCAGCGATTTCTCGGCTGGTACGGATAGTTGGTCTGCGGCTCGTGGAACCGCTGCCGGAAATATCGACGGCATCTCTGGCGTGGATAACACGTTGAGGTTAACTGTAGACACAACTGCAACAAACTCTCATTTAGCTTTCCTCAACCCTGTTCCAGGATTGCTGGCCGGAAAACGCTATCGCGTTGGGTTCAACTACTTCATCACGGCAGCGAATGCCACGATGAATGGTTTGGCTCTTTGGCAGCTTAGTCCGTCGGTCCAGATTTCAACGGTTCAATCAGTTACTGGCGCCTGGACTTCAATTGCTCCTGTCGAGTTTGTTTCAGGTGAGACAAGGTTGGCTGTGTTGGGGGCGGCAGGTGGAAACGCTAATTTCACCGGCAACGGCACTGACACGTTCTACCTGCACAGCTTTGTCCTCACCCGCATCGGCGCAATCGTCGATCTGGATTTCACCGTCGGCACCGGCTACCAAGCCACCGACCGCTCGACCAACAACCTGCACGGTACGCTGTTCAACGGTGTGGAGTTCTCGCAGCCGCGGCAAATGGCTGTCCTTTACGCGACGACCGCGGCGTCTGGCAACACTCAGCTCCTCGGTTCGTTGGCCATCCCGACCAATGCAGTCATCGAGGACGTAATCGTCAACTCAACCGGATCCTCTACCGTCAGCGTCGGCAACGTCTCCGCTGGCACCCAGATCGTCAACGGCGCATCGGTTGTCTCGGGCAGACAGAAGCTCACCATCGCCACGCCGTTCAGCACCACCGGCAATCTGTGGGTGAACAGTTCCGCAGCCGTGACGCTCCAATTCACCATCCTCTACACCATCGCCGCTTGATCTATGGAAACCGAACTCGCAATCAAAACCGAGCCGCTCGAAACCATCATATTTGATCCTCCGATCAAGGTTTCGGAGGACAAGATCGTCGGTGGCACCATAGTCACATCGGCGGAAATTGAGCCTCCTGATGCGTCCGGTATGGTCATTGCACGGATCTTGCCCATTGGCTACGTCATGGGCTTTCCGTTCGTTGACTCCAACGAGAACTCCATCAGGGTTGCCCTGAGCTGATCATCACACCATGACCGAGTCCCACTTTATGCGAGACATGATTGCGGCAGCTAGTGGGCCATTCATCGGTATTCTCGGGAACGCGATTTTCTCAGACCCGAACCTCAAGACGGCATCGCTCGCGTTAGGTGCCGTCACCGCTCTTCTCGTCTGTCTAGCAAAAGCCATCGACCTGTACCGCAAAATCAAATGAACCCTAACTTCACCTCTCTCATCCGCCATCTTCTCTCCGCCGCTGGCGGTTTCCTCGTCGCCAAAGGTTTGGCAAGTGCCGATCAAGTCGCCGAACTTGCCGGTGCCGCCGTCAGCATCATCGGAGTCGCTTGGTCGATCTTCAACAATAAGAAGAACGCCTCGAAGACTGAATGAACTTCTTGGCCGACTTGGTGATGAAGTTGGTCATCTGGCTTCATGCACTAACGAAACAAGACATCTCAAGTGAAGACGCCAAGAAACAATCTGATCTTAAGCGCGGTCTTCTTGATCGTGTGCGCGAGCATGAGCGTGAGCTGCGCGAGTCGAGTGATTTACGTCCCCCACGGTGAGCCTGTGCGCCTTGCTGAGAGCGTTAAAGCGAAAGTTTGGGTGGTTGACGCGAACGGCAAAAACGTGCGTAGTAATAACCGCATCACCATCCATGAAGGCTGGTATGCACTTCCAAAAGAATGAGCAATAACGCGCCGTATAAAGGTTCTCCCGCCGTCGGTGGCAGTGGCAGCGGACCTTACAAGCAGTCGCCGCCTCCTAAGCCGCCTGTTCGACCTCAGCCTAGGCCGGTTCCGAGCGGAAGCGGTCCTTATCGAGGCAAGTAATTGAAACAAAAATCCCCCGGTGGCTAAGAAACCATCGGGGGATAATTGTTTTCAGCGTCCCAACGACTTCAAGACACTCGCAACGAAGTCCTCGCTCTTGGCAGCGTTCACATTCGCCGACTTGAAGCCGGGATTCGTCGCCTTCGAGCTAACTCCCGGCTCGCTGCCACGATACTTCGCTAGTTCGGCTTGCAAGCGTTTGTTTACCTCAACCTGAGAATAGAGAAGCTCACGGTATTTCGGAGCGGCAGCGGCCCAAAGAGCGGCCTTGGCGAGGTCTTCTTCGCTGTTCTCACCATTGAATATCTGCTTGGCGAGGCTCAGACGCTGGTTCAATTCACCGTTCCATTCCTCGTCGCCCTCACGCGGTTCGAAGATTTCAAGTGCGCGAGCGTTCTCGCTCACCTTCGCCCAGGTCTTACTGGCCGACTCCAATGCAGCCTTAGTACCTTCTTCGTTGTCCTTCTGGTATTTCGAGATGACCGCATCGTAATCAGCTTTCGCCTCAGACATCTCCGCAGTCTTTTCGCCGTTAATCTCGTCGTACTTGACGATCAACGCACCGAGCTTCGCCTTCTTGGCCGGTGAAAGACCTTCAACGATGTCGTCGATCTGCGAGTTCCGGTAGTCGCTCTCAGGCGACTTGAGTAGGCCAACAAGCCGTTCTCCATCGGTGCCGACAAGACCCTTCACCGATTCGAAGACGCCATTGATCTTGCCCTCGTACTTCTTAACAAACTCAGGGTGACGCTCGATGTCGAGCAATCGGACACGCTCAGAAAGCGCATCACGCTCTTCCTGCAAGGTCTTGAGCTGAGCTTCGAAGTTCGGATTGGCAGTCTTGCCAGCCTTCAGCTCCTCTAATTGCTTCGCGAGCTGCGCCTTCTCCTCCTTGATCTTACGGAAAGCATCAGCGGCCTTCGTAGACTTGATCGACTCAGGAATGTCCGAATCAGCGGCTGCTGAATCCTTGGCGACTGCATCACCTTTCTTCGCGCCAAACAACCGCTCGATGTCCATCTCGGACTTGCTGGTAGGCTTGGTCGTTTCTGCGGCGGCTGGCGTTGCGGCTTTCTTAGGCTCCTCGGTAACAGGAGTCGATACGCCCTCATCGGCTTCGGCTCCCATGCGATTGAATGCCTCAAGAATCGAGTTGCCAAAGTCAGGCTGCGACGCCGGATTGGTCAGCGGAGAGTTCAGTGGTACGTCCATAATTTGTTAGTATTGCTTATCAAAGGTTGCTTCAGGTTCCTTAGTAGTGTCATTCACCGACAATTTTCGAAGGTTTTCAAGACAATGCGCGTAGCCAGCGGTTACACCGGCAGCAAAAATAATGTCCGATTCCTTGCTCACGTTAGACGGCATCGGGATAGGCATCGACTCTGCAACGATACGAATTGCCATGCGTAGAATTGGAGTTCTGAGGATCTTGCCTAGCTCAGCATGCTGATCGGAATCTATCCAATCTTGGATGTTTACCTCAGGCAGCTCCATCAGGTTCTTCACTGTCTCCTTGCGGTTCTTCGTCGAGCCTCTTAGCCAGTTGATCATATCGTGTTGTTAGATGTCGTTTGAGTTTATGCCTCTGCGGAATTGGGTCGAGAATGTCGTCTAGCTTCATCGGCTTCTCCTTGTTGACGACATCGCGCTTGGGACGAATCACCTTCGTCACCTCCAGCATGTCGGCCAATGGCAGCTTGATGTAGCCGCAATCAACGTCGTTGATGCCGTACGAGACGACGAAATGATTCTTTGCGCTGTCGTAGAACGCTCCGCACGGGAACACGACCGCAGGTAATCCCGGCCACCAATCCTGCTGATTCGTGCCGGTGAGAAGCGGCAACGTCGTCATCCGTGCAATGCGAAACGGTGCCTTAGCCTCGAAGGCGTACGCTCCCATGTAGTAACGACGCTTCTTGTTGATCCACGGCAATGAGCTGTGGAAGAAGGTCCAGTACAAGCCATCGACCAGAATCGGATTCGAGCCGCCGCGCACCTCGCCAAACTTCCAGAGCGGATTGAACTCGTCGGTGACGTACTCCGCTTCCTTCTCAAGACGCCCATTAAGGCGTACTACGACATGAGGATTGGCCGAATACACCATGTGTGGCGCGTTATCGTGCGTGAAGTAGAGCCAGTTCTTTTCATGGCCGTCGTTCACCATCGCCTGGGCGTAGTTGTTTCCGTAGATCGGATCGAATCGAGCGACGTTCAGGAACTGCTTGTCCAAGACAAACATCGCCTGATGCGCGTAGCTCTTGAATGGAACAAATGTGCAGCAGCTTAGGCCGTACTTGTCGCCGAACTTGACGATGCGCGGATCTTCGAACTGCTCGTTTGGAAAATGCGAGGTAAGGTTGAGCAACGCCTTCTTGATTGCTCCAAGATCCTTGGTCAGCTCGAAGATAACGATGTCGTTCTTCTCAAGGTAAACGTCCTCGTCCTTCTCGCGCTTGTTACGGCAGCGTCGGGTAAAGAGCAGGACCTGACCGTTTGGTTCCTGAATGATTGCAGGGTTGAAGTAGTACGTTCCAACCTCCTCAGGAAGCGTGATTTTACCAACCTCCCAGTCGCATTGTTCGGCCAGCTTGGGTACGTCATTTTTTGCGTAGCTCATTAGAAACTCTGCTGCGAATTTGATTTCGTCGTATTCGGAAAGCCAATGATCGCGTTCCTCGCGGACCTCGGTCAGATGCTCTTCATGTTCTTTAGCTCGAATCTCAAGCGTCTTCCGCAAATCCTCGATCTGCATGAGCAAATCGGCTTGACCATCACCACCATTTGCAAATCGCTTGAGAGCTTTAAGAGACAGACTTCGGATGATGTCTTTCATCATGGATGCAATTTTGAGTTCTCTTGTGTCGCGAGCCTCGGAAGAACCCCGTAAAAGTTCATCCTAGGCATCGAATCCACCAGCATCTGGATGTCGATTGGACACCAAACCTTCTGGTTCGTTTCGAGGAGTTTGCAGACACCTTCGTAATTTACAAGGTAGCAGTGGGTACACATGCCTTGGGTCAGCTTGTAAATGTTCTGCCCAACATAGCGGTGCAACTTCACATCGTCTGTGCAACAGCTTCCAATGTACAAGACATGCCAATCTTCAGGAAGAACTGCCAAGTTTTTTGACAATGCAGTCTTCCAATCGGGGCATGTAAACTCAACGTCATCCTCGACGATCAGGAATGTGCGATGATCAGTCACTTTCGACTCAACCATCCACTTGATGGCCGACCAGACGGAGAAGTGGCTGAGTCCGGCGACGATTGTTTTGACCTTCGCCTTCTCTTTTTCACGCGAATGGTAGTAGTCGGTCGAGATTCCGCAGTTGTCAGACCTGAATCCATACATCGGAACCGCATCGATTCCGAATGTCTTCATGTAGCGGATGCAGCGTCGCTCCTTCTCGCTCCCAGGCTTCGAGACGATGAAGCACGGCGTCTTTTCGAGCTGTAGTTTCATCGGTTCGGAAGGATGTAGATGATGCCACGACGCGCACCAACGCATCGACTTGGATGATTGTAGTAGTAGCTGTACCCGTAGTTCTGAG